GAAATCACACGAGCCACATCAGCGTGCAGAGAATAGGTGAAAGTACCAGATGTCGTGGTGATCGGCGGGCAGGTGTAGTTCTCGCCCTGGAAGTAACCTTCCCGCAGAATACCACCCACCGCCGCCGAAATGGCCCCACGGATGGAATCTTCACGAGTATCCTTATTCACAGCCCGCTGGGCATCCAGTATGATGCGGAAAAGGGTGTCTTGATCCATTACGCCACCTTCTCAACTAAACGCTCAGCTAAACGCTCAGCTAAACGCTCAGCGCGTAGATTGACAATAGCGATACCCTCTTCTGCCCGGTAACGGTGATCGCCCATGTGGTCTACGTGCAGGGAAGTGTCACACCAGACATGGTAGCCCTGCTGTTTTGCCTTACGACAGAACCCTATATCCTCAGCGGTCCACACACCGTAGATGACCTGGAACGCAAAGAGGGGCTGCTTTAGTTTGGCCAAAATGTCAGTTTTGATAAGCACCATCCCGAATCCCACGGCATCCACTTCTATGGTCTCACCAGAAGCGGCCTCGTCAGCAGAGATGGAAACATACCCGTTGTCTTTCTTAGAGTACCGCTTGGCCAGAAGGTCGTATGGCGTGCTCCTACGGATGAACAGGGGCGCAATAATGTCACGATCCTGGTCAACGAGCCTGGCTAAAATTTCACCGTTTACGTTCCGGCCCTGGTCCATATCAGAGTCCATCATCAATAGATGGGTGAATCCTTTCTCGATAGCCATTTTGGCGAACTCGTTACGGGCACCGATGTCTTTCTTGCCTTCGGCGCAACAATGGACACACTCCGCCACAGGCATCCCTTCCGTAAAACGTACCCCCACCTGTATATCGGGGCGCTTGCTGGATGTATACGTGAGAATGTCAACCAGGAATCTGACCGTCTGAGAGTACATCATCCGATACATGGGTACCCCGATCAGAACCCGTTTCCGCTCTTTCACAGCCAAAACGGGCTTACTGTTCGGGTCTTTCTGCCAGGGGGAAACGACCGTCACACCGTAGCCTTCATGGGCTGTGCGTTCTTAGGCAACCCCTGAATACGGGTCTGAATAGCGTCTGCCTCCGCGATCAACTGCAAACACTGGTCATCCGGTATGCCGATGATGAAACCAGCATCACCGGGCTTATTTCGTGTCGAATACGCCATCAAGCAGCGCAGAACGGCCACGTCGCTGGTTTGCGCCTTCCCCTCCGCAAATCGGAAATTCTGGCGCGTACCGTCTTCCAGGATGAGCGTCAATTCCAACTTCCGGGCTGAATTCGAGAAACATTCTACGACTTTACTCAGTTTGGTCATGGTCTCCCCATGTGTAAGCCGAAAGGGGGCCGGTATTCCCAACCCCCTTATCGGTCGTTAGGTGCTAGGTGAAATCAACCGTATCCACCAACTTGCCGTGCGTCTTCTCCAGATGCACTTCCAGTGTGAATTCGCTGCGATACTCGTGCTTCTCGCCGTCACGATCATTCTCTTGAATGTTCATGTGCAACTGAGTGTCACGACCACGCAGAGGACGATACGTGATGTTCTCCAGATTCAACATAAACGCGGACCTGCGAAGCGTCTTGTCTGACGTGGACGTGCCTGATTCCTCAAGCAGCCAGTGGCGGACAATGTTCACAGAACCGTTGGCCGAGATGTAGCGGGTGAAATTGATCCCATACGGGCTATCCGTGGCTCCAACGCGCTGAATCTTGTTGCGTCCGAACTCGTTGATCGCCTGACAGAGATTCGCGGGGGCAAACAGCCACCACTCACTCGCCAAACCTCGGGTATCCTCCGCCACCATCGTAATAAAGTCTTCCATGTCGGACTCTGTAATAACCGCCGTGAGAGACTTGATGTTGGTGGAGATGAAAGAGTTCACACCATCACACATCCGAGCCCCCGCAGCCGCTCCGCTTTTCTTGCGACCGAAAAGGAGAGACCGCTCGATGTTGACGGCGTGTTCGATACCCAACTTGTTAAGTTCGTACCGCCTGTCGTCCCCAGTCCATTTCTTGATGGCCAACTCCGTACCCGAAAAGGTCACGGGGTCTTTCTGAAGAGCCATTATATTGGTGAGGCGCGACGGAACGGTAATCAGCGGCGTATGAGACAAAGCGTTCTCATAATCCACCGTACCGAGCTTAACAATCCCGATGCCCACGGCCACCGTGGCCGCTTTCGAGGCGTCCGAGAAATCTCGAATCACCGTCAATGTGGCAACGGAAACACTTTGTACGAGAATCTGCTCGCCGGTAGACGGGATATACGCCACGACACCGGGAGAGCCGCCTGGATCAAACAGCGAAGCCGCTGCCGCCGAATCCATGATAATGGTTGCTTGGCCTGTGGTGGATGCCGTCGTGTTGGAAACCTGGCCCCAACGTCCCACCAACTCGTCCTCAAACCATTCGACGGTTGTGTTGTGTGCTTCTTTCTTGTTAATCTTGGTCAGTAAGGCCAAGAGTGGGGTGGAGTTTGGATCGTAAGCAGCGATTTGGCTGTTTACATCCACCACCGCCATGTTGGTAGGAAGGGAATAACTCTTCCAATCAGTTATTAGTGTAGGCACTTTGCGTTAATTCCTTTTGCTGCGAACGCTACACAACCCTGTTCGGATGTCGGGCACCGGCGATTTGTGCCGCCCATGCCTGGTTCATCTGTTCAACGGTCGCTTCCGGCTCTGCCTTGGAAGCCGCTTTCGACGGCTTCTCGGTAGCAGCAGCTTTCTTCTCGCGTTCTTTTTCCTCGGTTTCGGCGGCGACCCGATTCCGTTCCGAATCCAGCACCTTCACACCCTTGCGGGCGCGGGCGAGTAACAGCACATCTTCCAGCGTGTTGAGGTCTTGGGAGACCACGGCTGCAAGATGCGGTCGCTCACGCAGAACCTTATCCATTTCCGGGGCCAGTTCGTCAAAATCGGCGTTCTGTGCCCGCAAGTCCTGGATAGCGATTCTCATTTGCAAAGGAAGCAGTTGTGCCTCCACGAATTTCTTCAGATGCCCGCCGAACTCCGGCGTGTATTCCTCAGAAATCGCGGTGACGGCCTGCTCCTGTACAGAAGGCGTGGCTTCGGTAGTTTCGGTTCTCGGCTGGGATTCCAGAATACCTTTGAGTTCTTTGACCTGCTTGCGCAGATCGCCCAACTCATTGCTCTGTTTCCCAAGCTGCGACTTCAGATAAGCAGGGTCATCCAACTTATCTTTGGGCGCACCGTCGGTTGATACACCCGTGGATTGGTTGTCAGCGTCAACCGCCTCTGCCGCCTTGCTCTCCGCAGGCTCCACGACAGGTTCTACCACCACCTCAGCGGGCTTGTTATCCATTGCTTTACGTGGATCGACAAGCGCAGCTACGATGGCATCATTGTTGCCGTCACCCGGCATAGTTCCCTCTATTCTCTTGAGCCTTCAAGCGAGCCCTGGGGCTCGGTGAGGCCCTTCGTTTCGCCAACAGGGTCTTCCAGAAAACGATCAAGTCTGCGCAGGGCCGCTAAATATCCCTGTTCATACCGGAAATCTGAAATTTCCTTCGCGTTTTCCAGTCTCCGCTGGCTCTGTTCGCGCAAGACTGTCGCCCAGTCCTTCGCTAGTTGTACTTCAAGGTTTGCGTAGTTCAATACCCGCCCCGTACTTTCGGTGACGAATCCTGCGTCATAGATGACAACAGATCGGCGTTATTGGAAACCATCGGCGTGGAGGCTCGTTTTGGCGAATCCTTGCCGCCCGAACCGCCATCACCATTGCTGGTGGGGCCAGCCTGCTTATTCGCCGCAAGATTAAACTCATCCAACTGCCGCTTGAGCAGGAATTGTGCGATGAGATTCTGGGAGCCTTCGGCCAGGATATAACGGCTTGGGTCGTGAATATCAAAGCCGAGCCAGAAGTCATGCAACAGCGTGTCAAAATTGGTTCTGAGCATGAGTGCCGGGTTCTGGGAAACGATGGTGGCCGCTTGCATGAACTGGTTACGCCGCAATTCGGATTTGGCCGCTTCCTTGCCAGCCGTGAATCGGAACAGGTAGTTTTTGCGCACCACCTGGATCGGCAGGTGTACCATCGTGGGGCCTTCGGAGCCAGTAATGGCGATCACTTCCATCTCGCTGCCAAACTGGCCATAGAGCGCATGACGCATGGCCAGCATATCTTCCATGCCTTCAGACAGGGAATCCACGATGTCGGAGAGGCGGTCAGCCGCGAAGTTTGCGTTCAACGTACCCACCGTGGCCGTGGTGGATGCAGCCGCAGAACCGCGCACAATATCGGTGATACCGGAAAGTAGATCACCGTCTTCCCGGATAATCCTCTCTTCGTTGTAGGAGAAGATGGGGAGTTCACCAGGGATGAGCGGTTCAATCTCACCTTCCTGGGCTTCAATGGTGCCATTGGGACGCCATTGCAGGGTGTCGCCACCCATGCGCATACGCAGTTCCGGGGAAACACGCCACATCGGATCAATGCGTGACGGTAGCGCATCGGAACGCATACGGCGGATCATGTTCAATTCGTGCTGCGGTCCCTCAAGTTGTTTAGCCATCGAGATGGACCAGAACTCGTTCGGCAGTTTGAGATAGTGGAGCGAGGTGTAGGGCTTATTCCCGTGGAAGAATGGGTTATAGGGCCGATCCCGCAGTATCCTGGGGTTGGTTCTGCCGATTAACGTGACAATGCGATCATCGTGCCATTCCTCAATGAGGTCATAGATGCCGGTCTGGGTTTCATCTGCACCGCTGGCCGTGTTGCGCTCATCATCGAACGGCATATTAGCCGCTTCACGGCGGCGCTTGCGGTAGTCGATCTCCTTACCGTTCTTATTGGTGTGGAAATCCACATCGCTGAGTTTTACATTGTCATAAGTGCCGTCTTTGATCTTGCGCTTAACTTCATCAGCGGAGACAGTGAACTCTTCCTGTACCCAGCGGGCTTCAGGGATCGTGCCTGCATCCGGGTCGATGTGGAAGTAGTAGGGGTCCACAATGCGCGTGCAAGGACCGGCATAGGTCAGAAATGGTTTGCGTACCACTTCCGACCCCCACTTCTCCTGGAGGCCAAGCGATTCGGCGGTCAGGGCGTCCACTTCATAGATTTTATCGGGTTGGTCGGGGTCAACGTAACCCAACAGTTTCGCTACCCGTTCGCCACGCTGTACCCAACAATCTTCCCAGGTGTGTTTCAGCACAACCACGCCATAAGTGAGGACGTAGCGCAGGGATTCACGAACCTTGCGCTTGACACGATCCTTGCGGAATGAGTAACGGTGCAGTTCTTTGACGGCCCGGGCTTCATCGAGGGTAGTGCCACCCATCGGGTCTACGGCAAACGGCGGCTCAAGGCCAAAGAGCATATTGTTGAGTTTACTGCCGCCCGTTTCAATCTGCGCGTGCGCGTAGCCGACATACTGCATGGAGCGTGTGGACTTTTGCTGCTTGGTCTTCTTGTCGTCCGTGGCCACATCAGCACGCTTGTACTTCATCAGGTACATCAACTCATTATCGTGGAACTTCTCTTTCCAGATGCGCTCAGAGTCCTGGGCTGCTTCCAGATGGGCCATTACGGCATCACGTACAGCATCACGGGCCATCAGTAGCCTACCATTGCATCGAGGGGTTCATACGCCGGGGCTGAGTTGAATCGTTGTTCGATGAAACTGTCCATGCGCATATAGGTTGGGTTCTTGGAGAGCAGATAGAGGGTGGCGTCCACAAAATCTTTGTAGACGGATTCCTCTTCTTTCTCCTTTTGGGCCTTATCTTCATTGCCGGGACCCCAATCTTCCCAGGAATGGTTGAGCAGGCACTCGAACGTGCGTTGAGCGCCCTTCTTAAAGAAGTAGCATTTGGGTGGTGAGCCGCGTTCGGGATCGCCAAGGCGGTTCATCAACATGGAGCGGTAGAGTGAACGCTTGGAACGATCCACCTTGATCGTGTCTAGTCCTCGGAGGGCGAGTTCGGTGGTCCAGGGGTTCCCCGACCGGAGGTCATGCTTCGCGGCAAACGGGTCAATGGCCGTCCAAAGCACTCGATCTCCGCTCGTTTTAGCCTGGATAGCAGAGACGATTTTGTCATAGGTGCCCGCGACTTCGAGTTCGTTGTAGAAATAGAGGTCACCTTCAGGCGAGACTGCCGCCCAGATAATCGACCACGGCCTACGGCCTTCCGTGGGGTCGATAGCGCGGTACTTGGGCCAGGTGGACGGGATTTGGAAATCATCGACCAGGTGGTGCTTAGGCGAGATCGTATCGAAGACCAGGCCCGTAAGATCAACAAACTCACCCAGGATTCTGGCACGGTACTCCTTTCCGTAGTATTGCTTGGACTGGTAGGCTAACTGCTCAGGGAGAACGTAGGGGTTGTCCGCCAGCCCGGCGGTGATGCAGTCCACTTCGGTCGGGTTGGTTTGACTGGCAAGCCAGAACTGGTCCCGGTAGAACCGGGGTATCTCCCAGGGGGTAGCTGCCATGTCGATTCTTAGCACGCGCCCCGGCTTGAAACGGGACTGACACTCACGAAAGACGGCAACACCGGAACCTTTTTGTGGGGCTTCGTCGAAACCGATGCCGTCCAAGCGGTTAGACTGAAATTTATCGGGACCGGACTCGGCAGACATGAATCCAACGGTTGAATGATAACCGTCAGGGGTCTGCACATGCAGTAAGTGGGATTCACCGTCATAGGCCCTTTCACAACC